AACGTGCAGGGCAAGCGGGCTGTGCGCCATGCCATCTACGACACGAATTACTGGAAGTCATTCGTCTATGCTCGCCTGGCCGTGGCGATGGGTGATCGCGGCTGCCTTTCTCTTTTTGGAGACAAGCCGGAGCAGCATCGCCTTCTCTCCGAGCACCTGACCGCCGAATACCGGGTGAAGACAGAAGGGCGCGGTCGGACCGTGGACGAATGGAAACAGCGGCCCGAGCGAGGCGACAATCACTGGTTCGACTGCCTGGTCGGCTGCGCCGTGGCGGCTTCGATCCAGGGCGTCATCCTGCCGGGCACCGATGGTCAGGCAGTCGCTAAACGCGAACGTGTCAGCTTCGCCGAACTCCAGCGGAGGGCCCGGCGATGAAGACCGCACGTCCCTCCAGAGACGAACTGGGCATCCGCTGCCCACGCTGTGGTTGTCGGCACTTCAAGACCACCCACACCGAGCCGCTCCGCGACGGCCGCATTCGCCGGCGTAAGGCTTGTCGGCATTGCGGCCGCAGGCTGGTAACCTTCGAGTCTCCGCCTGTCGCGACCAAGTCGGATTGCTACGCTTGAGCTCGTGGCCGACGGCAGCGGCGACGTGAACAAGGGCCTGCCGCGCTTCCGCATGGTCGCCTACACCGGCGCCCCGATGCGGATCGCCGGCTGGCGCTACCCGGTCGTTCTCGACCTGGCGGGCCTGTCGATCCCGTCGCAATCGCGGCCGATCCGTTTTGGGCACGATCCGCTTTCCGGGGTCGGTCACACCGACGCCATCCGCATCGAGGACGGCCAGCTCACGGCAACCGGCGTCGTGTCGCGTGACACGCCCGCGGCCCGCGAGATCGTCGTCTCGGCCAAGAATGGCTTCCCCTGGCAGGCGTCGGTGGGCGCCGGCGTCGAGGAGTTCGAGTTCATCAAGGAGAACCAGAAGGTCGTGGTCAACGGCCGGGCGCTGACCGGCCCGCTCAACGTCGTGCGCAAGGCCACGCTGGGCGAGATCAGCTTCGTTGATCTTGGGGCCGATGGCCGCACCAGCGCGACCGTCGCCGCAACCAACCCGTCGGGAGATGCAGCCGTGAACAACCCAGACCCCAGCATGGACACCCAAGGGGCAGGCACTCCCCCGCCTCAAGGGACGACTCCTCTTGCCGAGCCGCAGCCGACGGCCGAGGACATTCGCGCCCAGGCCCTGGCGGAGACCAACCGGATCGCCGCCATTCGCCGGGTCTGCGCCGGTCGCCACGCGGACATCGAGGCACGGGCCATCCAGGAAGGCTGGGACGCGACGCGCACTGAACTGGAGATTCTCCGCGCCGACCGCCCGCGCTCCCCGGCCGTCCACGTCCCCGACCACACCATCACCGCTATGGTGCTTGAGGCGGCCTGCTTGCTGACGGCCAAGCTGGGCCGGGTCGAAGAGCTGTACGAGCCGCAGACGCTCGAGCTGGCTTCGCGGCGCTTCCGCGGCGGCATCGGCTTGCAGGAGCTGCTGCTGGAGGCAGCCTGGGCCAACGGCTACACCGGCCGCAACTTCCGCGACCACCGCGCCGTGCTGCGGTTGGCGTTCGGCCGCGGCCTCGAGGCGTCGTTCTCGACCATCGACATCGGCGGCATCCTGTCCAACGTCGCCAACAAGTTCCTCCTGGAGGGCTTCTTCTCGGTCGAGCGCACCTGGCGGAACATCACCGCCGTCCGCAACGTCAGCGACTTCAAGACCGTGACCAGCTACCGCCTGGTCGGCAAGGACCAGTACGAGCTGGTAGCCCCTGGCGGCGAGCTGAAACACGGCACGCTCGGCGAGGAGAAGTACGAGAACCGGGCCGACACCTATGGGCTGCTCCTGTCCATCGACCGCCGCGACATCATCAACGACGATCTCGGCGCGATTACCACCGTGCCGCGCAAGCTCGGCCGGGGCTCGGGTCTAAAGATCAACGATGTCTTCTGGACCACGTTCCTCAACAACAGCACGTTCTTCACGGCCGCGCGCAACAACTACCTCACCGGCGCGACCACGGCGCTGGGGATCGACGGACTTACCAAGGCGGAAGTGGCTTTCATGGAGCAAGTGGACGCCGACGGCAAACCAACCGGGGTCATGCCGGCCATCCTCTTGGTTCCGCCCAGCTTGAGTGCGATCGGCTCGCAATTGTTCAAGTCCCTGGAGCTGCGCGACACCGCCGCGAACGCCAAGTATCCCGTGGCCAACCCGCACCAGGGCAAATTCCGCGTCGAAGTCAGCCGCTATCTCGCCAACACGCAGTATCCCGGCAACTCGCCGACGGCCTGGTATCTCCTGGCCGATCCGGCGGACCTGCCGGTGATCGAGGTCGCGTTCCTCAATGGGCAAGAAGGACCGACCATCGAGACGGCCGAGGCCGACTTCCAGACCCTGGGCGTGCAAATGCGCGGCTTTACGGATTTCGGTTGCTCGCTGATCGAGTACCGCGGCGGCGTGAAGTCCGCCGGGGCGTAAGGCAACACGGGGAAGAGCGACCATGACCACCGAAGCATTCATCCGCCGAGCGCAAGCGCTTCACGGAGAGCGCTTCGACTACGGCGCGGCCGCCTACCGGAGCTTCAACGCACCGTTGACTCTGGGCTGTCGCCTGCACGGCCTGTTCCGCACCACTCCCAAGAGTCATCTGCACTCCCAAGCAGGCGGCTGCCGGAAGTGCATCGAGCGCGCACTTCGTCCCGATACCCTGCGGCGGCAGCAGGACGCTTTCCTGCGAAAGGCGAGGTTGGTCCACGGCGACCGCTATGAGTATGGCCCGTTCCTCTCCGTGAATGGCCGCCGCTGGGTCACCGTGGTGTGTGCGAAGCATGGACCGTTTCTGTTGCGTCGGGAAAAGCACCTGAGGGGCCACGGCTGCCGGAAATGCTCCCACGCCCGCCTTTCCCAAGAGCGGCGGTTGTCCGTGTGGGAGTTAATCGACCGGATCACGGCCGCCCAGGGTCTGGGACCTTACGACTACAACCTGCGGGGCTACGTCAACCTGCACTCCCGACTGGCTGTCCGCTGTCACAAGCACGGGTGGTTTACCCAGAGGGCCAGCGCGCACATCAAAGGACACGGCTGCGCCAAGTGTTGCAGCTCGCGTGGCGAGCGGCGCATTCGCCGGGTCTTGCGACAGCTCGGACAGGACTTCCTGGAGCAGGCCCGGTTTCCCGAGTGCCGAGATCGAAGGCCGCTGCCGTTCGATTTTTACCTGCCGCACGTGCGCACCCTGATCGAGTACGACGGGAAGCAGCACTTCCGCAAATCGGAATTGTGGGGCGGTCGCCATGAACTTGAGCGCACGCAACGCCATGACGCCATCCGCAACCGCTTCGCGGCCGAGCACGGCTTTCGTCTGATTCGCATTCCTTTTTGGCAATTCGATCAGATCGAAGACCTTCTGCGGCGTGAGTTAACCCCTGATTCCATCGCCGCGACAGTGTAACCCCAAGGAGACCGAGCGATGGCACAAGCCGTTTTTGTTCACGAGGGCTGCTCCATCGACTACACGCCCGCGGCGGACGTTGCTGCCGGCGACGTGGTCGTGCAGGGAGACCTGGTCGGCGTGGCCAAGCAACCGATCAAGGCCAACCAGCTTGGCGCACTGGCGGTCGACGGTGTCTTCGACTTCGCCAAGGCGACGGGCGCCGGCACCGCCCTGGCGGCAGGCACGACGGTGTACTGGGACGACGCCGCCAACGTCGCCACGGCTACGGCCGCGGGCAACAAGCAGATCGGCAAGGTCGTGAAGGCGTCGGCCGATGCCGATGCCACGGTCCGCGTCCGCATGAACCAGTGAGGACGTCATGCCCGACCTGCTGCAAACCGGATCGGACTGGCTGGCGAACCAGCTCAAGACGCACGCTTCGCGGGCGGTCGTCTACCGCCGCGGCGCGCTGCAGGTCGCGGTGCAGGCCACGGTCGGCCGGACGCTGCTCAAGCTCGACGACGGCTACGGCGGCGTGCGGATGGAGTGGACCGACCGTGACTTCCTGATCCACGCGGCGG